GAACATTAGTTGGTTTAGAGTTACCTGACTTAGTAGAAATTAGAGACGCTTGCAAGAACGCTATTATCGCTGGGACTGTTAGAGGCATCAGCTACACCATAGCGGGAAGATCATTTTCTTTCCCTTCGCTAGAATCTGCTCAGAATACTTTGCAAGAAGCTCTTTACGCAATCAGCGTTCTATCTGGTACTAGATCAGATAATGTCAGGGCAAACTTTAATCCGAGCTTAGGAAGGGGATCAAGATAATGGAAAAGCTTTCTATTCTTGATAAAGCAATTTGCGGACTATCCCCACAGATGGGCATGAGAAGACTCGCGGCAAAGCGTGTCTTGCATGAGTATCGATATGATGGCGCGGCATCCACTAGCAAGCGTGGCACAGCTCCGCAGAACATGTCACCAAACTCTTTCGATGTTCAAAGGGATAGACTTCAACTTATGCGAGAAGCTGAGGATATGGAGAGGAACTTCGCGCCTGCAATGATGCTTAATCGAAAAGTTTCAATGTATTGCTCACCTATCTCCTATCATGCCACAACGGGAGACAGTGGACTATCTGCCGAGGTTGAAGAATACCTAAACGATATTGCTTTTAAAGAATGCGACATCACCAGACGTTATGACTTTTTCAAGATGCTAGAGTTTGGCATGATGGGAATGAATAGAAGCGGTGACTATGGTTGGGCATTCATGCGGGACGGATACGAGGAAGGAATGGATGAAGTTGATTCAGCTTTATTGCCATTAAAAATTCAGGCAGTAGAAGCGGACAGAATCGGAGGTGTTTACCAAAATGTTGTAACAGATGACTACGTTTCAGGATGTATTATCGGCAAGTATGGAGAGATTACTGACTATCGAGTTTTCCAACGTGGTATGGCAACGAATCAATATACGAATCCAGTTGACGTGCCAGCGAAAGACTTTGTTCACCTTACCGATACAATGCGAATTGATCAATACCGTGGAGTTTCAAAACTAGCTACGGCGATTCAGAATTTACGAGACCTTTACGAAATGATTGATTTTGTAAAAGGGAAGGCAAAACTCGCATCAGCCTTGACTGTATTCACTAATTCAAATGGTGCAGTTTTAGGAAATGGCGCAATGGATGCTTATGCAACAAATATTTTTAATGGAAATTCAGGCGGGTTACAACAAGATATTGAATTTGGTCAAATCAACCATTTAGCGCAAGGAACAGATATAAAGTTCCCATCAAGTAATTCACCGTCAAGCGAAGAACAAGCATTGATGCAATTATTGCTCAAATTCGTGTGCATGAGTTATTGTCTCCCTTATTCATTCGGATTAGATGCGTCAACTCTTGGAGGTGTTTCTAGTAGGTTGGAAAGCGAAATGGCAAAGGCAGAGTTTAATAGGCTTAAAGGTGTTCTGTCTCCACATGCCGACAGAATCAAAAACATGTTTTTAGCTGATGCAGTGGCAAAAGGTCATTTCAAAATGAAAGACCTTCAAAGAATCACTAAGGGACGTTGGGGTTATAGATCACATCCTCAGCCTGACATTGGAAGAGAGGCGACAGCATCAATCGGGCTTTACGAAACTGGGTTGTTAGACCCTATGGAATACTGGGTAGATAACGCGCAAGACCCTGAAAGCGTGGCATCAAACATGATGAGATGGCATCAGATCAAAGCAAAGATGGTTGATGGAACTGGATTTAAGATTGAAGACGTATTTGGAAACGGAATGGCTAAACCATTGGCAACATCTGAGTCCGCGTCTGAGTCAATAAGCAAGGTTGACGATCAAAAAGGATTCTCGACACGCAAGGAATTTAAAGAGTCAGATTCATCTATTAACGAGAGGATTAAAGACGCTGAGAAATACATTAAAAGCACCTTAGAAGAAATTGAAGACTATAAAGATGACATTCGATATTACCAAGAAAAAGGAGACTCTGAGTCAGTTCAAAAAATACGCATTGAAATAGATAAAGCCAAGAAAAGGTTATCAGACCAAGAATCAATATTAGCTAAGCTCAAACAGCGTAAAGAGCGCAGAAATACTAAAAAGCCAGATCAATCTCAGACTCCGCAAGAATCAAAAGCCGAGAAAGAAAAGGTAGTAAATGACAGGCATGCGTTAGTCATTGCCTTAATGCGGAAAGGACACGGAGAGCAAGAAGCGTATGCGATTGCTTACGATATTATCCAAAGCGGGCAATTCGATAAATCAAAGTTACCATCAGACATTCAATCTAAATATTACTCATAACCATGAAGCATTTTACAGCACTAACATCACCTAGAATTGATTCAGAAAACGGAATCATTAGAACCGTTTCCCTAATGGAAAAAGGAGAGGCGAAAGGTCATTACGATAAACAAGGACGGCAAGTCATGGTTGATGATATGACTTTAGAACAAGTCTTTCAACAATGCAAAAAACTAGGGTCAATCAAAGTAAAAGCAGATCACGGTAGCGGTGTATTTGAGATTGTAGGATGGGCGGATAATTTCTCACTAACATCAAACAAAGTCACAGCAGATGTTCATATTTATGACTCAGAGCCAAACAGACCGCGTTTACTAGAGATAGCAGAAAAGAACCCGACACACATGGGCATTTCTATGGAATTTACAGGCGAAGACAAGGCGCAGGGGAAGGTCTGTATGTCACGATGCGACGAAGTAATCGCTGCTGCCCTTGTCGATGATCCCGCGGCTAACTCATCTTTATTTTCAGCTACATTGGCTGAACAAAAAAACGAAACCAACATAAACAACATGGAAACAGAACCAGAAAAAACAGAACCGACAGCCGATGATAAGATCAAGCAACTTGAAGATCAACTCGCCGAACTAAGTTCAAAATTCGCATCAAAATTTGAGTGCGAGGAAGAAGAGAAGACCGAACTTGCCGATGGTGAGGAAGTCGAAAAATCAGATGACGAGACAGAAATGGGCATCGGGTCACTTGTTAAGCAAGTGGGTAAATCCGTAACCAAAGACATGGAGTCAAATGAGGAAGAAGAAGAAGAGTCTAAAAAGATTGAACTAGCCGCAGAAAGAATCGCGGAAAAGCTATTTAGAAAGATGACTTCTAACGTCGGGATGACACAACTCAGCAAGCCTGGAGTAGTGAAAGAAAAAGTAAAAGAAAAGAGCTTCAATGATATTGTCAGCGAAGTAGCGCAAAAAGAATTTAACGGTGACACGGTAAAAGCTCAGGGCGCAATCTTGACTAACTTTTCTAAATATCCAGAAGCGAAAAAGGCTTATGAAACATCAAGAAACATCAAACACATCTAACAACAAAACAAATTAATATTATGGCAAGTCAAAACGACAACGGATTCAAATCCTTCATCGCCTCTGGTGCGCTAACAGCCTATACGGTTGTTGCAGTTCAATCAGACGGCACTATCAAAGCAGCGGCTAACAACACCAAAGGGAACGGAGTGCTACAAGAAGACGTAGCAGACGCAAACTATGGAAGCGTTAAGCTATGGTCAGCACCTGGAACTCACCAAGTGGCAATCAGCGGTTCAGCAGTAACCGCAGCAACAGCTTACGGAGTCATCACAGGTGGCTATATGGGCGTTGTAACTAACACCTATTTAACTTCACTCACAACAGCCGCAGACGCAGACGGAACGATTGTTGAGGCGCAAGTAATCTAACAAAACCAAATAGAATAACATAATAATATGCCTTATACAAACGCACAAGCAACACCACGAAGCGATATTTACGCTCTTGTGATGCAAGCCAACGCCGATTTCAACAAAATGTTCATCGGTGATAAAATCCTTCCTGTAAAAGGTGAGGACGTAAAACGAGGAATTTACATGAAGGCAAAACTTGCCAACGGTGAATTGATGAACGGAGACGCAGTTCCAAGAGCTAACGGAGACGGATATCAGCGCATCAATCGTAAATACGACACTGACACTTATGACGCAGTTGAATACGGCTTAGAGGCTGTTATCGATGACGCATACGAGGCAGAAGTTGAGCGATTCATGAACCTAGAAGCTACCGAAGCTATGCTCCTTGAGCGTTCACTTCGTATCTCCTATGAAGTTCGAGTTGCCGCCGCTGTTATGAATGCTTCAACATTCAACGCGACAGCCGCAGCCGTAGCTTATACCGAAGCGAACCTTGCAACAATTAACCTTCCTGCGGACGTTCAAGCCGCTAAGAATCGCCTATTGCTCAAGGGTATCGTTCCAAACGCTATCATCATGTCTCAGAACGTGTTTTCACGCATCCAGAGATCAACACTCATGCAGAATCAAATCTTTGGTGTAGTTCCAAAGTCTGCGGGGCAGTTCACTCTACCTGGTGAAGATGATGTAGCACGTGCCCTTGGTGTTGAGACTCTTTACGTTGGTAAGTCCGCAAGGAATACCAACAAGAAAGGTCTTGCTCACAGTGGATCATTCATCTGGGGAGATACTTATATCTCAGTTGCTCAGATCGAAGGTGGAGAGTATCAAGCGGGTGGTATCGGTAGAACTATTCAGTGGAATAAAGACACTACTGGATTGTTTACACCTGAAACCTATCGCTCAGATGAAAGACGTTCTAACGTCCTACGAGTTCGCCAGCACGTTGCTGAGAAAATCGTGGATGAGACAGCGGCAGAACTTATCACAACCAGCTATGCGTAATTAGCTTAATATAGCTAGTCACTTGGATAAAACCTTGTGACTAGCTATTCACTTTCTAATGAAAATATATGATAACACTAAGCGCAATCGTAGGAAATGAAGAGGAAGTAATTGAGAGATTTATTGAATCGTTTTCTCAGTTAGTTGATTCAATTCACCTAGTCCGAGCTATCGGGAATAAAAAGCCAGATAATACTATCGAACTGGCAGATTCATTATGTAGAAAAAAATTCATTCGTTTTACATGGTCTGAATATGAAAACAAAAAAGACTTCAATCACGTAGATAGCTTTGGAGCGGCAAGAGATCAATCATGGAATGAAGCTCAATGCGGTGGATATACAATTTGGGCAGATGCGGATGATGTTATATCAAAAGAAACCGCATTAGAAATAAGAAAAGCGGCAGAGGAAGGACTACACGATGTTTACATAATCCCCTATCATGTCCGAGGCGATAAGCAAATAGTCATGCGTGAAAGGATGATAAAAAGCACAGTAAAAATGAAATGGCAATATGCTATTCATGAGCAAATGAGTTTTGAAAGCGATGTTACCTACAAGATCATAAAAAACGCGGCATTTATTCATTCCCCATTAAACGAAAAAGGATCTAGCCATGAAAGAAATACAAATATTTTACAAAATGAAATTAGCGATATAGGCAGAAACCTATTTTATC